GCTCGAGACCCCGAACGAGTGCGCGGGATTCGACCCGGCCCTTCAAGGCAAGGACTCTGCCTACTACGCGAAGGGAAAGTTCGGTGTGGCCATCGGGATGAAGCTACCGCCCACGCTCGAGCACCCCAACGGGCTCACCATCTTTTTCAAGAACCGCTCCGGCAACAACACTCCTCGCTGGGCTCTTCAGCTCGAGGCAATCTTCAAGGTCCCGAAACCAATCAGTGACATTCCCAGCAAGGAGCTGGCCGAGTCAGTGGTGAAGCTGAGCAAGCAGCTTTTCGTCAAGCCCGGATGGCTGTGCATGGACCGGACTGGAAACGGTCAGGGCGTGTGGGACTTCGTGAAAGCTATCTGGTCCCCTGAGGTCCAAGCCGTCAACTATTCCGAGGCCGCGACGGACCGAAAAATAATGGTGGAGGACACGCTCACGCCGGAGGAGGAATATGACCGGATTCAGACGGAGCTGTGGTTCCTCATGCGGAAGATGATTGAGTTCGACTATGCGCGAGCGCTCCCTTCGATGGACCTTAACGAGTTGATTCCGCAGATGACCACGCGCTGGTTCCGCGCCATGGGGAAGAAGTGCAAGGTGGAGACCAAGGAGGACTACCGGCTCCGCAATCAAGCGCTGTCCCCCGACGAGGCGGATGCAGTGTCATTGCTTTTCTTCGGTGCGCGCAACGCGGCGCAGGTCACGTTCGGAATGACGCCCGAGAACACACATGCAGACGGCTACGACGAGGACGACACGTCCTACAGTTATCGCGTGGATGTAACAAACCGATTCGAGTCCCTACCGGATAACGATTTTTGATATGCTCACGATGAACCCGAACCTGTGGCCGGATGGCGGCTGGTTCTTCAAGGACGCCGAAGGCACGAAGCACAAGGCCAGCAGCTTCCCCGCGCTGGTCAAGCTCGTCATCGAATACCGGCAACGCCGGGCGCAGGACATCGGCAACCCCACTCTGGAAATCATGACGCAGCTCTGCGGTCGCAACCGCGGCTTCTGCAAAGACACCAACGGACCCGGACCAATTCCCGAGAGCCCGGACGGGAACATGATGGCGAAAATCCTGAACTTCATGGGCTGGCTGATTCAGGAAAAGCGGCTCGGACACATCCGACTCATCGACCGCAACGTGGCCCTCGCACGGGCGCATATTTGCGCGCAGTGCCCGCGGCAGCGGAGCCTCCCGACCTCGTGCGGCAGCTGCAAGGCCAGCGTGGCGACCAGTCGCCGGGGCATTCTCGACGGGCAAGACCCGGTCCATCAAGGCATCGCTGTGTGTGGCGCGCTCCAAGAGGACGTCTGCACCGTGGTCCACCTCGCCGTGCCCCAGCGGCACGACGAAACCTTGCCTGAAGCCTGCTGGCGGAGGAACTGCTAATGGTCTTTCCGAACCCATTTCGGGCGTCCGTCTCCATTTTTCGTGCAGTCCGAGCCTACTGGAAGGGTGATTTTGCCTTCGTTTCGGGTCGGGTGCTGCAAAAACGACGCAGTCTGTGCAATAACTGTTTCCACCGGGACCCCCAGACCGACCAGTGCCGCAAGTGCTCCTGCTTTTTGGTCCTGAAAACCCAGCTTTCCACCGAGAAATGCCCCCTTGACAGGTGGTGAAAGCCCAAACCTCTTACTTGTGCCCGAAATGACCACTCTCAACTCCACAACCCCTGACTATAAAGGCGACACACAGGGCGCCGTCTCTCCGCCGAACGTCAGCCCTAGCCTCAAGCCGCGAAATCGCGCCATCAAGGACTCGACACAGGCCAAAAACATCATCGTCTCGCTCGAGACCAACAATCGCCAGCGCAACATCAAGAATGCGCGCATCATGGCGAAGTATAATTCGGAGCGGCCATACTCAAATGACGCTCTGAAGCAGGACGGACTCGACTGGAAGAACAACTTTACGACCAAGCCACTGCCGATGCTCATCGACAAGGTGGCGCCGAGGTTCGTTTTGTCGATTCAGTCGATGAAATACCTAACCAACGCACATTTTCCCGATGACATGCCGGGCGCGGACAAGAAGACGGAGATGTTCCGGCGTGAAATCACGAATCTGTGTCGTCAGAAGGCTGGTTGGAACAACCTGCTCACCGAAATCTTCCAAGAGGACGCACTTTTCGGATACTGCGCGACCGGTTGGCTGAATCGCTTCGAGTGGTTCCCGAAATTCGTGCGTCAGGACGAGTTTTTCGTCCCCACGGGCACGAAGCAGCACGCGAACAGCGCGCAAATCGTCGTGATGAAGGAGCGCTACCTCATCCACGAGCTTTTTCAGCTGATTGAGGACCGAGAGGCCGCGGAAGTCGCCGGTTGGGTCATCAAGGAGACGGTGGAAGCCATCAACAACGCCACCCCCGAGGACCGGCGCGCCCAATACTCGAATTGGGAGAGACTTTACGAGGATTTGATTCGCGAAAGCAACGTCGGCATTTCCCACGAGCAGGGCGCACGCGTTATCGAGACGTGGCACCTTCTGGCGCGTGAAACTACGGGAAAAGTCACGCACTACATCTACACGGCGAACCAGTTCAAGGAAATTTACTGCAAGGAGGACAAGTTCGAGAACATGGCGGACGCCTGCTCGTTCTACACCTTCCAGCATGGCAACGGAAACATTCACGGGTCGAAAGGAATTGGCCGCGAGATTTATTCCATGGCCGCGATGTTGGACCGCACGCGCAACGAGGTGGTGGACCGCTTGAACCTGAGCGGAAAGCTGGTCATCCAAGCCGACGAAAAAATGCTGAAGAAATTCCGCATGAGTGTGGTTGGTAACACGATTCTAATCGGCAAGGGCTACGAGGTCCTCGACCGTCCCATTGAAGCCGCCGTCGAACCCTTCCTTCAGCTCGACCAATTTCTGACCAGCCTGCTCGACCAGATTGCCGGAGCGACAACGCCCCGCGTGTTTGAAGGCGAACGCGTGACCAAAGCGCAGGTCGACTTTTTTGCCCAGCGCGAAAGCGAGTCCAAGGACAACATCATCGGCCGAGCCCTCAATCAGTTCGCCGACATGATGACGACGATTCAAAAGCGGGCCTGCGACGCGAACAGCAACGAGCCCGACGCACTCGACATGCAGCGGCGCCTGCTGCTCGTGATGACTCGCGAGGAACTCGACTTCATCGCCAACCAGCGCGTTGCCGAGACGGTCCGAGACTACACGGACGTGGAGCGGCAGCAAATCATTCTCATCGCGCAGGAAGCTCGTGGCAATCCTCTCTATAACGCGAAGGAGCTTGAGCGCCGGAAACTCACCGCGCAGATTGACGAGGAGTTCGCCAACGCCGTGCTTTTGCCGGACAACGACCCGGGCGAGACAGCGGAGCAGACCCGCACGCAAATGTTCGAGCTCGACTTGATGACCCGTCAGGCCACGATGGTTCCGGTGGCTCCGCGTGACAACCACATGATTCACCTGCAGACCGTGATGCCCGCACTCGAAGCCGTGGCTCAGGGCGCCGTGCAGGACCCGTCGCAAGTCGAAACCCTCAAGGCGATTCTTTCCCACGCTGTCGGCCACTTCCAGATGGCGGAGCAGGCGGGAACTGACAAGAACGAGCTCGCCCCAATCGGACAGATTCTCGACCAATTGACCAAGGCTCTCCCCGAGCTCGAGGCCAACGTGCAAGAGCAGGCTGCAACTGCTGACCAAACCGGCGCCAACCAACTCCAAGCCGGTATCGACCAGACGGGAGCACTCCCCGCGCAGGCGGGAGGCGCGCCCCAGATGGCACCTCCTACGCTATGATAATCCATGCCCCGAAAAATGTTGAGTGGTCTTCCGACGATGCCGCTCGACTCGGTGAGTTCATCAACAGCCCCACGGGCCAGCGCGTGCTGCAGACGTGGGCGATTGGTCTCCCCGCGCTCCTCGACGGCAGCCATAAAACCAAAACACTGGTGGCGTCTGGAAAGCACGAGGGGTATCAAGAGGCAATCGACGTTTTTCTCCGGCTGACATACGAGAATCCCAACGCGCCCATTGTGCCGGAAGTAACAACCTCGAATTACCCATCGCTGGACGACGACTCCACGTGGGTTGAAGAAGACAAAGCAGCGCTTGACAAATCACCGAAATAGCCAACCTCTTCAACGCAGTAAACTACGAACCGTGCTATGGCCGACAATAACGTTCCCGAACTCTCGTCTATCCCTCCCGGGGTAAGCCTCAACCCAGACCCCGCCGCCGTCGCTGACACAGGCACCGCGCTGGACAACCTTTTCAAGGCAGTCGAGGAGCCACCCGCCGCCCCGGCTCCCGCAGTCACTCCTGACCCCGCGGCGTCGACGCCTCCGGCTGCCGAGCCGAAGCCCGATGCCGGAGTCACTCCTCCCGCCGCGGCCGTGGTCCCCCCGGTGGTCCCACCGGTCACCCCGCCGGTCGCAGACGCACCCGTGAAGGACGACTTCGAAGCCGTCCAG